AGCGTGACGATACAGTCAAGTGCGTCTGTGGCTTTGAGTCAACAAGAATATACAACGCTCCCGGTATCCAATTCAAGGGTACTGGATTCTATAAAACTGGAGGATAAATGATAACTTACGAATTAAATCACGAAGAGATAGCTAGCTTGTTGCAGGAACACAAGTATAGTTTCTCTGATATACAAGACCATGACGACCACTCGGTTCTAATCAGCCGAGAGGATTCAGTATACGCATACATATTTACAATTCCATCTGACTTTATGGTTCTACCAAAGCAAGCTTATACCTTCCTTGTGGAAGGAGCTAAGGGTATAGAACTAACGCCGATGATAATTGTTGGAACTGCTGTAGGTATATACGAGTTCAACTTAGAGTTGCTCAACCTAAAGTGGGAGCGATACACTAGTGATGATGCTAGCTTTGATGATGATGTGGCGGAGATAAATCTATCTGCTGGTACTAGAATACTAGAGTGGTACCCTGATTTCTCATCGGAAGAGGAATACCTAGATACACTATTAGACTCTAGCCTTAACTCACTAGAAGATGTACCGATGTGGGAAGAGGGAGACGAGTGGTAAAAGATATGGTAAAGGTTATGAAGATAGCCGCCTTCTCGGCGGCTGCCTTCGTGACTTTCATTCTAATTCTTGCGGCTCTTCTGGAGTTGCTTCTTCCTTAGCTTCAAAGTCTTCATCGTTGTAGGGTTTACGCCCTCCAAGTTTATTTACGAGGCGCTGAACTGCCCTTTTGTGGCGCATTCTAGCAGCGTCCTCACTACCAAGAGATAGATAGTTGGCTATCTCCTTGAAGTCTAACGACTCAGCATGGCGGAAGAATAAAATCTTTCTATCCTCCTTGGAAAGTTTCCAATATGCTGAGTCTACTTCAAGTAATAGCACCTGAATATTCCCGCCTTCTGATGGGGCAGATGGTCTACCACCAGCACTATTAAGATTCAACTTCGGTGCGATATGAAAGTTACCCATCAACACAGTAGGTAACAGCACCTCAACTAATCCCGGTTCATAATAATATAAATCACTCACATCATAGCCAACAGTCTTGGCTTTCCACTTCTGACAATAATCCAACGCTTCATTACGCAGGCTACGATAGATAAGATTCTTAGCATCCTTCTCGCCAATTGCTTCCCAAGTATCCAGTTTATTTGGATGCTCGATGAACCACTTGTATAAGGCTTGCTTGATATCTTCAAGCTCACATATAGGGAACTTCTTGTGGTACTCGGAAGCAACTGCTTCGATTACATATTCCCAGCGTTCGATTCTATTCCAGTTCATGGCTTGTCGTTCTTCCACTTTCTCGTGCCCGTTAGTAAATCTTCTACAGTAATTAGATAACCCTTAGATTTATTCGGTGGTATCTCACACGAAATCTCCCTACCCAATTGCTCAACAGTTTTCTTTAGGATATGAGTCGGCACAATAAATGTGGACTGTTCAAGTACGAACGCCCAGTATGCTGCCTCAGTTACAGATAATCCCGATGGCTCCCATGAGCCTGACTTCATATACCAACACTCAGTCTCAATGTAAATGTTGTTGGTAATCCACCACTTCCTGTCGCGCTTGACTTCTACTGTGCGCCCACCGGTGAGCAACTCTTCAACAAGTTGTTCACCCTTGCGCCCGTATCCAAAGTCGATATCGAATGAGGAGTTCTTGGCCATTATGCTATTCCCAACTCTCTACTTTAATTCTTCCTTCAACTATCTTTACTTTATCTAAAAGAATTGCTTTACATAGTAGTTCCATATAAGTATCATGGTCTGTAATCATATCCCATAGTTTATCTTCGTTCATTTGTCCCACTTATCTCTGAGTACTAGCAACGCAATGATTGCATAGTTAGCTAGGTCTTTGAATGAATCTTCCAATGACTCGTACTGAGGTTTACTATTCTTGTCTATCAGATTATTTATGCGAGCAACCTTATCATGAATCCTAACACGAAGTCCGTTGAGAGCACCACCAGGAGCATCAGCAATATTACGAGGGCCATAATCTTTGTGCTTTGCAAGTAAGACTGACATGAGTTCATCGTATATAATCCTTACATCGTCTTCGAATTGGGATGAATACGGTACGCGTGCTTCTTTGTCAGCAGCGGTACGCTTAGGGTTACTGTTAGGGTATCCGCTTCTGATTTTGTCTGCGTAATGTGGTAGCCCATCCCAGCTAGGTGTTCTATAATCTGCCATATCTCTTCACTCTCCAGCCTTGAATAGTTTATTGAGTTCTCCATCAAAATCTTCCATCACACTTTCTACTATAATATCCTCAACAGTTTCTCCTATGATATCGGGTTCAGTTTCTGCTGTGAATAAGGTTATGTATGCTGACTGTAGTATTTCAGATACATACTCTTCATCATTTCTATTCTCAAAGAGTGCTCGCAATAACGAGCCAATCATAAGTCTGTACCCACCCGGTAGGATAAGTGCTGGGTCAAACTCTTGGTCATCTTCAAGCATATGATTTACTGCATCGAATGCATCGGTAAACTTCTGTCCACATTCAGGACACTTAGGTAGCTCGCCATTCTTACGGTCAAACATTTAGTAGTCCCGCTTTCTGGAGTATTGCGTTCGCCCCGTTGCTCGTATAAAATGAGTTAGCGTCTTCTCCGTCGGGGAATTGGACGACAGTAACTGGTAGTTCCCTGGCAAGACTGTTGGCAAATTCTTTTCCTGGTTGGTCGCCATCAGCGAAGACAAATACTCGCTCGAAATCGGCGAGGAGTCTCGTGTAATGTTTCTTCCAACTATTAGCGCCTGGCACACCAACACAAGGAATGCCGACGCAGCTAGACATAGTAAGAGTATCCAACTCGCCTTCACATACACCAATGAAATCACCAGCACGCTCAATATCAAGGACATTATACATTTTAGTATCAGCGCCAGTGAGTCCCATGTACTTAGGCTCCACTGCAGGATTGAGCGAACGGAACCGTAAATCCACAACGCCGGTCTTAGTAATGTATGGTATGCTAAGTCTGCCAGTATATATCTCATGTCCCACCTCAGCCTCTACGACTACGCCTAATCGCGCCAGCCGTGCTGTCTCTATTGGAATACCCCTGCTTTTTAGGTAAGCTTCTGCCTGATAAATGTTTTCCTGGTACTTTGCCGTTGCTCGTTCCAGTAATTCTTTCTGCGAATTCTTTTGCATCTCTTACCGTAATTCCTTCTTGTTGAGAAATGATTTGTAAACTATTTCCTTGAACTCCGCATGCAAAGCAGACGAAGACATTGCTGTCAAGGTTGGCGGTACCTGACTGGTGCGTATCTCCGTGGAATGGGCATCGGAGATTAACTTGCCCGTGGTTTCGTCCAACCTGTGCACCGTAGTGGATAAGCACATCTCTAATACTTGGTAAGTCATTCATATCTCTCTCTCATCCACTGTCCTAAATCCTGTATAACCCATGACTTTTCTATGCCATGATTGCGACGCTTCACTACGACAAAGGCTGGAGGTATGGTCGCCAATCCCCTAGCCTTCGCATAGTTCTTTGCCTCAACCTGCGCTTCGTCCCAAAAGGCAGGCAAGTCTAACTTCTTTCTATTCTTTAACTCCATGATGTATGTTTGACCCTGGAGAAATACATACAAGTCACCCTCATCTTTGGCACCAGCTTTAGTCAAGCGCTCTGCTACTGCCTCGTGTTCACGAAGCCATCGCATTACATCAGTCTCAAACTGTGCACCTTTGCGACCATTAGGGTTAGCCATTAGTATGCGCTCTTATCTTTCTCTAGTATTCGTATCGCCCAGTCGAGTCCGTCCTGTACGCCTTGCGTATAAGCATCCTTAGCTGGCGGTTTGGCATCATCAATCTTCTGTATGCACTTGGCAATATGTCTGAGATATTCAGACTGCGCCATTTCTTTAGCATGAATCTCCAAGTAATCGTCATCCATTATACATTCTCCGGTATGTCATCAACGAACATATATTCAGGGTTGAATGCAATCCAAGTCATTAATGCTCCACCTGCGTCAGCCTTGCCATATCTGTTCTTGACAGGGGCCACGCCCATACTTGTTCCCACGACACCGAGGGTGCAAATAAGAGCAGGTAGTTGAGCAACCTTACCTTGAATCGCAGAGCGAGGCTGGCACGGAGTGCCTTGTACAGCCTCAGAAGTATGATGAAGTACAACGACAGCAGCGTTAGTAGCACGAGCAAGGTACTTCAACTCCTTCATAATAGCACGCATAGATGCGAACTCTTCGCCACCATCGGTGGCAACATCCATTAAGTTATCTACAACAATCAGTTGAGGTGGGCATCCCCATAGTTCTTCGAATGCTTGTACCTCTTCATCAATATCCTGAAGTGTAGGTGCTGATTCAAATGACCATACAATGTGGCTACCCTTGGCGAGCACCGCTCTTGTCCAGCCTAAATCAGTATTCAATAATTGTTCAACATCACCTTGATTCTTACCGCTAATCATAGATGCTAGGCGCATAGCCATAGTGTGTGCGTTTGTGTCAGCGCTAATGTATAGCGTGGGAACTTTCATCTTGAGCGCAAGAGCGAGGGCAAGTGTTGACTTACCTACTCCTGGCGCTGCTGCGAACATCGACACTTCACTGCGTCTGATGATAATCTTGTTTGACTCAAACGCTTTGAAGCATGACGGTAGCGGTTCCCCACCGATACTTGGGCGACCAACGCTTCGGACAAGTGTACGCAATTCTTCTTCTTTCTAAAAAGTAACCGTAGCCAATCCATTACAGACTGACTACGGCTCACTGGTTTCATATTATTTAGTTGACTGGCTTGCACTGGTCAGGTGTACCTTGTGGGGTAGGACATGCCCAGAACGCATAAGGTTTGCCAGTGTTCTTGCTGATACCGCTACGATAGATACGCGCTCCGTGCTTACATGTGGGAGCTGCGGTACCTGACGCTTCCGACACCGGGGTTGGCGGTGAGGAGGATGGAGGCGTTGTGTTTGTAGTGGAATTTGTAGTCGATAAAGGGGCTACATTATACGCTGCTGCTAGCATCTTGTTTGTTGCAGCAATCTGCGTAGCGTAGTCACCTACACCTTCAAGCAGCACACTGAGTTCATCTGCAGTATTGGCACGGATATTAATCATATCACCAGTACCAGTCTTATACGAGACTTGCAGTTTCCATTCTTCGTTCATTGCTTCTCTTTCTTTGAAGTAAACGGGCAGTGCTCCGTGAGCCCACACCGATTACAGTTGTTTGTGTTTGGTAAGAATACACCAGCCCTGCGGGCTTTGTCAAAGTTTTCTACGAAGTATGTAATCATATCTTCGCTGTACTTTGTCAGGTCAACCATGCTACCAGTGCCCGACTGACGAGCCATCCAGTAGTTACCATACTTGACATCAACACCAAATATCTTTTTCAGTCCTGCTTTGTAGAACCCAAGCTGTAAGCTTGAGTCAGGTGTGCGCTGTGAAGTCTTCAAGTCTACAACAACTAAGTCGCCATCAACTTCAAAGACTCTGTCGATAACCATCTTGACTGGAACTCCAGCAAACTCAGGTATGATACCTAGTTCAATCGCAGGAACGCCTTGAGGCGTTTTCCAAATCTTCCAGTTCGTGTTAGTCGTGCGCCAATCAATGTAACTTTGTACCCACTCAGGCCCTGCAACTTGCCAGAAGTCTGCGTCTTCTTTGTTAGGACGCTCCTTCGTAGCCCTGCCACCAACCCTAAGCGTTGAGAGGTCGACATCTTTCGTGTACTCATTCCAGGCTTCTTCCCATAGTTGTTTACTCAACATGTTGTTTATCCCATTCTTCGGTAGCCTTATGAAACGCAGAGCCCCCAGCTGACCAAACAGCAGGTTGTTCAGGTATCTCAAGTAGTCGACCAAGGTAGTAGAGATAACCACAGTCAATGTATGTAGTCAGGGCTGAGTATGACACATGCCCCGGTATCTTATAATCATCGGTAAGATATACTCCCATGATTCCTTTCAATAAACTTGCATAGTATATTTATATATATTATAATTATATTTATATATATTATATAAGACCCCTTCGGGGTCTTTATATTATTTATATTATATAATATATATATTATAGCTGAGCGGAGGAGAAGCCGCAAGGTTATTTTATCGGACTCGGAACAGCACAAAAGACCCCCCTTCCTAAGGTAATCACCTTAAGTCGGGGGGTTTCTTGTCTCTAAAGGGCGTTTAAAGCCGTTTAAAGGGTATTCTACGGGCTAGCGTGCGCCTCTTCCAAACTCTGTAGCCGATGGGTCGAGCCACTTTAGGACAGGCCCGAGGAACCCAGCGAGGGCTGCCATTCCGAGTGTCTTGAAGTCAGTCTCTCCTGCTAGGTAGAGTGCGATTGCAGCTGAGGCTGCAGCACGGAACCATGTCAGCGATACTTGCTTTAGTGCTTCCATTTATTTTGCCTTTCGTTTTGTGTTGTGAACCTTACAGCAGGTGCACACCGCTGGTACCTCAGGAAGCGGAAGCTTCTTGGTAGGTACAGGTGCTAGCTTTGCAGCTAACTGATTCACAATCTTTGGTTGATTCATCCACCAGAACCAAGGGCTAGTGTCATTAGCCATATCAGGGTTGATAGAAATATGAAGATGCTTAGTGTGGCCGTTGCTACCAGTGTAAACACGATTGCCAGACTTAGCATGCTTGCGCGACCAAATTTTTTTATTGAAGATAAGGTAGGAAACCCGCTCATCTTCTTTAAGCTTTTCGAATATCTGGGCACAGTCAACCCCGTTCTTAGGGTCGTGTGTCAAATCAACAGCAAGACCCGTGTTGTGGTCGGAATTCGGACTGGCTTTCTGATGTGCCAGTGATGGTAATAATCCGTCGGACAGTTTCTTGCGCTTCGGCCAGAGTGCTGTCGCCTGACGGAGAACAGCAATAGCTGCAGGACTCGCGGCCTTCACTACATGTTTCATTCATTTCCTCAATGCTTCCTTGACTAAGTCTGTTAGTAAATCTACTTTGTCTTCCAAGGCATTAACCTTGTCTTTGATACTTGACCCACCGTTGGGCTTTAGCTCCGACAGATAATGTTTAGTTAAATGTTTAACACCCATTGCTAGAGCAGTAGCAAGGGTAGTAATGGATACGGCTAATCCAGCCCAATCAGCAGGTGACATTTTATACGGTCCTTATAGTCATAGTTAAGATACCACCATAACCGGTAAACCCTCTGTCAGGTGGTGTCATGCGAGTGAATGTGATTTGTTCAATGATACATTGGCGTGACTCACCAGTGGTTAAGTCTTGCCATGTGACAACATCCCCATTCTGTTCAATCTCTTCAAGCTGACCGATTCTGTCAAAGGCTCGTCCTTCATAACCAACCATGACATTGTACTTGTCAGTCTCTACATCGAAACAGTATACAGGGAATCTTACTACTCGCTGGCGAGGTGTTGCAATTGTCGCCTTAGCTTGATAGCCCTTAAAGATAGGGCCCTTAGTATTGTCAGTTCCGTCCCGGTACATAATAAATTTATATGCTATGTATTCCTGTGAGCCAGTAGGCTGAGATGTAGTTACCTCAACAGGTGGTACTGTGGCATCATATGAGATGACATCGTACTCGGTGCCGTCTTTATCTACAGTTTCTAGTGTCATAGAACCATAGGCGAAATCACCGCGTCCAAGTAGACGCTTGAAGTTCTTAGGCTCTAAAGTATTATAGCGGATGTAGCCAGTTGTTATGTAACCAGTGGGCGTTAAAGCACCATCTGATTCCATGTAAGCATAACCTAAACTGCCTGCTGCTGTACAGAAAAATAATCTATCTGTCGTACCAATTAGTGATACAGCAGTTGTTTGGTGTCCAGTAACCCCTGGTTCATATAAGTCATTTGCATAGGGGAATACTAACGGTTGAAGTTGTGTGCTTAAATTAATGCGAGTAATTCCAGGCTCTCCATCAACACCAGTGGTGCACCACACATAATGGTCTCTACCAGTAAATCCATATACAGGTTGAGTTGATTCAAATAGTAGCGGACCATAGACAAGGGAACCATCGTCCCTCACTTCTGCTACTCGCACACCTTTATTAGTTCCTACCATCATGTATCCAAGATAATAGAAGATACAGTAACTTAGTTCGCCGGCTGGGAACTCGGCAGCTGTGATTGCTGAAGTCAATGTTGGCATAGTACCATTAGTACTTAGCGTAAACTTTTGAATTGTAGATTGGATACCATTAAATCCAGTAATATAAATGGCAGCGCCAGACGCCGTTACGCTAGTATATACATGGCCTGTAGATGGATGTGTGTACACAGGGGTTGGCAAAGCTGATGCACTGCCTGAAAATTCATATATCTTGTTATCAAAGCAGGCAACAATACGCTCTTTTACGAATTCCATAACAGCATTAGTTACAGTAACGCCAGTCACATCAAACATCTTTACTGGTGTAGTCCCAGAATGTTCATCTAAAGATTTCTTATAGACAGTCATCTTTGTTGAACCACCAGCGGTAACATTGGTTACCCAATAAGCAGTAGTTCCATCATCGCAAATAGCATAGACCCTATCTTCTAGTCCACTATTATAGTCAATGAAGTGAGTTAGATTGCTTGACGCAGTTCCTGTGGCAGCCTGAGATGCAACATTAGATGCAGTTTTAGCGTAAGTAAAAGTAGTTGGTGTTGGTATTGAAGTAATAGTATATTCACCATCAAATGTAGCATCTACTCCAGATACCTCTACCGTCATAAATGCTCTCAGGCCATGAGCGGCGCTAGTAGTCAGAGTTGCGACATTGCTTGTTAAAGCCTTGTTGCTGACAGTTGCAGTAATGGTTGGGTAAAGTTTATCTACATCATACTCATCGTGCAGTAGTACACAATCTAGGCTATCAATATTAGTAGCAAGCCCACTCGGGCTTACTGCTGTAGATGTAACATTAGCGGCAACTTTAGCATAAGTGAATGTAGTACTAGTTGGTGTAGTTGTAATTACATAAGTACCATTAAATGTGCTATCAACACCAGTAATAGTTACTGATATGCCAGCAGAGAAATTATGGGCGGCACTAGTTGTAATAGTTGCAACATTAGAAGTGAGTGCTTTATTAGTAATTGAAGCAACCCCATTCCATTGGATAGCTCTGGCTAGCTGCCAAGGTCTGCGATTAGGGGAAAGGGTTCCAGTAACAATATGTGTTTGTTCCACATCATTTAATAAAGTTGCTTGTCCCTCTGTCCAAATATCCACACCTTTGCTATCAGCAAATTGGAATGTACCTTCCCCTGGAATTAAAGCAGGGTCATAGAATACAATACCAGTTCCTTCATGGAAAGATGATTGGCTTCGCAGCCACCAGCCAGTAAGGGACTGCTCGCCAGGTTCAGTCTGGTTATCAAACTGTTCCTTACGATAGGGTGCAGTCTGACGGATATAAGGGTTCTGGTCGCTAATAGCGTAGATAAACGGCATGCCACCAATAGCTACATCGTATGCTATATCAGTGTTCTGCCAAATGGAAGCATCCGAAAGTACGCCAACATCTACCGCAACGGCACGCGTTGCACGACCTTCGGTAATATCACGACCAGCCACTTATTCTCCTAGCCTTGTTGTTCTTTTAATTTTTCTTTCAACTGTTCATTAGTCCAGTACATAGCATAGTAGTCATAGTCTAAGCTAAAGCGCTTCATATGCTTGACTAGCGCCCCAGTGTGGGCGTGTAGTGGAATACCTGCTGCCTTCATTCTACGGAAGAAGATGATGTCCTCGCCGATGAACTTATCGTCATCGCCGTCTCCGCGCTCCATAAACATAGACTGTCCCGGGAACTTCTCACGCATCTTTGGTATGATAGACTTGTGCATTAGCACAAATCCAAAGCCAGCTGAGTCACACCTGATGACTTCATCATGAGGTAGTGGGTGATGGTACTTAACCTGGAACTCGCTGATGTCATCAAAGAGTACAGGGAAAGGACGCATAAGCGTACTCTCATTCTCCTTAGAGATGAAGTATACACCGCTAACAACAGGACGATTAATCTTGTCTGCTGTCTTCCAGAGTTTCTGCATTGACTCTAGGTTCAGTACTATGTCTGAGTCTACCCAGAGCAGCCAGTCTGTCTTAATCTTATCTGCCCAATGGTCAAAGAGTACTTGGCGTTGTCTGCCAATCTGATTACCTTGAACTCGGATACTGGTGTGAATGGGCATACCGTTGGCTGGACCAGCAAGTACTGCTGTCATTAATCCTTCGGTAAACTTACCATCGGTGGTGCCATTGTCGCACCAACCGATAGCCACTGTCTCTTGCTTTTGTATCATATTGTCCCCATCTTTTTATCTAGTTGTATTGCTTTTTCATACAATTCATCTGATAGTTTTACTTTAACTTCTCTGCGTTTTAACTCTGGTCTAATATCGTGCAGACCTAACAGTCCAAGCAAATCGTCACGCTCTGGCGTTAGATTTTTTATGTTATCAAACTGATGGTTAAACTTTTTCCAACCGCAGAAATCATAAACTTTATTTATAGTCTGTTCTGGGTTGTTTACTAAATCGTCATACCAAAGGTATAAGAACTGTCCTGAGTCAATAGACTTAGCGTGTTTAATGCCATCAAGGCTTCGCATAATAGGCTCTGAGCCATCATCTAATAGCCCTGACTCTGGATTACTCCAGCCATTCATTCCTCTAACAAGAACAAAACTTTTAACTATATCAACAATAGGTCGTAGCATTACGATTATCTTTGGTGACTTAGTTATGTATTTGTCTATTAGTTCTAGGTTGGCTGGTAGTGTCCAAGAGCGACACTTATCAACAATGTTACCCTCTACCCCTTGGTAAAAAACTTCAGGGATAGATGTAAGTAACTTACTTTGTGTATCAGGTCTATTTTGTAACTGCTCAGTATTCCAACAGGACACTTGCATATCCCACATTAGTTGACATAATGCCGAGTTGCCTTGAGTGTATATTTGTTGATTTTGACTTAAGATAGAAGTCAAAAGTGTTGAACCAGTTCTAGGCAGTCCGCTTAGAAATGTTATGTCTGTCCCCATAGTACTTCCTATTCTACTGGTGCAAGTATCTGTATTGGGAATTTAACCCATTCCAGATTTACCTCATTCCATTCCCAACCGTAACCAGGTTCTTTCTCTGGCATTGGAACTGGTGCGTTCCATTGAAATGTTTCATAGTCTAGTTTCCAAGATGGGTATGGTTTAGGGGGTCTGAAAGCATCAAACTCGCTATCATAATAATAACCTATACCTGCAAAGTTTTTACGCTTACTGCCGTTATAGGAAGTTTGTACCCATTTAGTATATCCACCAGACCATTCAGTTAAAAAGGCAATACCGCTTGCTTCTTCATTCTGAGGGTCAAGTACATCATTGTTAACAACATTGACTTCAAGTACAACATTGTTGTCGTCTAATTTTGCAAAGTGTGCCATTAGAAAGTTATACTCCCGTTCCCAGTCCATTTGTAGTAAGTATATCCACCAGACTCTACCCGCGTAGGTGAGCCAGTAGTTGCAGTTGCTGTGTAACTTCCAGCCACACGAATAATTACAAGGCCTGAACCACCAGCGGTTCCAGCGCCTCCAAAACTTCCACCGCCTCCACCTCCAGTGTTTGCAGTGCCTGCTGTTTGACCAGTACCATTTTTATTTCCTCCATTGCCACCGCCGCCAGAACCCCCAGGGCGAGTGTTGCTAGAGTAAGTACCACCGCCACCACCACCAGCAAAATAATAAGTTCCACTTACATTTTGACCAGATGTTGTAGCGCTTCCCCAAGTTGAATAAGAACTGTTTCCTACGCCGCCTTGACTTCCACTGTATGACGAAGCACCATTAGCGCCAGCGCCGCTTGCACCACCACCGCCTCCTCCGCTATACCAGGCTTCTTCTCCTATTCCACCAGCAAAACCTTGTCCAGAAACTCCTGTTCCTGCAGTACCAGCACCAGAAGCAGCAGCACCACCACCGCTACCACCGTTGGCGCCATTATAATTAACGGTGCTATTAGAGTTATCTCTTCCTCCTCTACCACCGCCAGTAGATGCAGTCAAAGAGCCAAATACAGAGTTAGAGCCACTACTTGCTACTGCTCCGCCTCCGCCAACTGTTATGCTTGCAGTTGTTGCAGCCTGAAAATATTGTGATTCAAAAACTTGAAAACCACCAGCACCTCCACCGCCTGTCCCGCGGTAAACGTTATCTTGGCCGCTTCCACCACCAGCAATAACCATAACGTCAGTTATGATTGGTGGGAAATACGATGGATTATTGGTCAACATACTCCCGTAATTAGTTCTACCTCTTATACTACTGGCAGATAATTTATATACAGGTGTCACTAAGAAATCTCCACTCCAGAAATATGGAAACTTACACCAGTAGTAGATGCAAGTCCAGCAATTGTAGTAGCAGGGCTAGTTGGTGGGATAACCTGCTTCATATCAATTACTGTAGTGTCATAGGCAGTAACATTAACTGATTGTGCAGCAGTTACTCCAGCAATGGTTAATGTAAAGTTAGCCGTAGTACTAGTAGTATTAGTCACCAACATATTGGTAATTACTGTAGTAGTTGTAGTATTAGGTTGTGTGTATAGGGTTGTGCTTGTTGTTGCTGCTGCTGTTCTAGCCAGCGTTTTTGATGTTACAGCCATTAGTTACTGTACCTTTCTGTTTGTTTGTTAGGATAGTAAAAGTTTTGCTTCGTCTTCGGTGATGCCTAGTCTGTCTAGCAGGGCTGCCTTTTGGGCGGCCTTTGCTGCATCTTGCTCTGCCTTCCAAGCATCATACTGAGCAAAGCCTGCCTCATATTCTTCTTTAGTTATCGGCTCACACTCAATAAACTCAATGCCTTCATATTCAGTTCCAATTTGAGTATATCCACCTTGGGGTATGAGCATTCTTAACACTTCATAAGATTTATGCATTATGCACCTATTTCCATTAGTATTATGAAAGAAGACCTATTGCTATCAGGCTGAGCAACGGATGTACCGCCTGATAAATAATTCTTAAACTGCGTTTTGTAAGTAGTTGCAGATGTGGTGCTAGGTGAGTCTAAATAAACTATTGTTTGCAAAACCTCTAATCTTATTGCTGTATCTTGAAACAAAATTCCAGCGTTTGGATAATCTACAATAGTAGTGCCACCTCGTAGCAACCGATAGTTGATTGCACTATTTGTTTGCGCTTCTTTGAATAAATCTTGACTAGTCATAATTAAGACTTTTGAACTTGTTGAAGAAGGCGTAATAGTTGCCGTGAGGTTAGTATCAAGAAAAGTTGTGTTAGAAGTTACTGTAGCTGCTGTTGAAGTGGTGCCTTGCACTACCTGCAACACCTTTCCACCGCCAGCAGGCGCAGCCCACTTCAGACCTGTTGTTTCTGCAGAGTCAACTGTTAGAAGGTATCCTGCAGTAGATGCTACTGCTAGCCTAGAAAAAGTATCTGCACCAGTTCCAACTACTAAATCACCTTTGGCATCTATAGCAGTAGCCATTGAGTTAGTAACTGTTACCGTGCCTGATGTACCACCACCTGTGATACCAGTACCTGCGGTAATCCCGTTTATATCTGCTGCGAAATTATCCGCAAGCGTTCTTGCTTTAGTCATTAGTATGCTCCCATTATAGACATTACTTCAATAGAACTTGTATCAACCACAGCCCACGAAGCAGTTGTTCCGTTGGTAGTTAAAAATTTGCCTGAGTTACCAGTCTGGCTAGGTAGTGCATCTACAGTAGCCCAGACCAATCCTGTTGCGGTGCTTGAGTCAGCCTTGAGATAATATCCGTTAGTGCCAACTGTTAATTTGCCAGGGGTATCTGCCGAAGTTGCTACCAGTAAATCACCTTTAGCATCAAAGAGTGAGTTAGGTATTGCAGTAGCAACATCAAAGGCTGTGAAAGTAATAATCTCTATTACATCAGAGGCAGCAAGGGCAGGGCTAAATCCTGTAATGCTTGTTCCATTAGTTGCTGTGTAGTCTTGAGCACGGACCATAAGCACACCGTTAAGGTATACCTGTTCCTTGCCAGTTAGATAAGAAAGTGTTGCTCCATTATCATCTACGCCCGATACGCTGGTTTCTCCACCAGTTAAGGTATAGCGATAACGGAACAAAGATGCGGTAGATGAGATACCACCCCAAGCGCTACCACTCCAGACAAACATTTCATTGGTAACTGTGTTCCAGTAAAGAGCGCCAGTAAGAAGTGGGTTGCCATCATTGTCCACCGTAGGTGGAGTTGACTTAGCACCTAAGTATCTATCATCAAATTCATCATAAGAAGTAGCAGCACTTGATGCTGATGTTGCTGCGCTGTTAGCGCTAGTCAGAGCAGATGATGCTGAAGTGCTAGCACTAGAGGCTGATGTGGCTGCTGATGTTGCTGATGTAGCAGCAGCAGATGCTGAGTTAGATGCTGTCGTAGCATAAGCAGCAATAGATGCCACAGAAGCAGCAGCAGTAATAGCATCAGCACTAGCAGAGTTAGCAGAAGTCAGAGCGCTAGATGCGCTAGTTGCTGCAGATGAAGCACTTGTCGCTGCAGCAGTAGCACTAGCAGCAGCGCTTGTGGCGCTGGTAGCAGCAGCAGTTGCGCTTGCAGAAGCAGCAGCAAC